GTCATGACGATGTTCTGCACCTGTTCCAGATACTGCGCAGGGATCGACGTGATGAGCATGGCGTTCTGAAATGTCGCGGCTTCGAGGTAGTCACGCGCCTGTTGCGAATTGCTGAACACGTCGATACCGAACGACCGTCGCCCGCGTGAGTTCGCACGCATCTGTGACTTTACGAACTCCGACGCGATTGATTCGGCTGCCTGACGTGCGGGAGGGCTGAGCCACTTACCGAGTAGGAACTGTAACGCCCTGGCGATGGTGTCGGCCCAGCCGTCGAGTGTCGGCGTCGAGTCCTGAATGTACTCAGGCGCGTACTGTTTCACGAGCGGAACGATCACCTCGTCGATGTCTTTCCTCACCGCTCGGGCGATTCGCTGAAGTGCTGCGTTATATCGAACCATGTGTTGACGAGTCCGTCAGAAGGGGTTACAGTTCGGTTCACATTAACACAACGAGGTGGATTATGAAGCTGATTGAATTGCTGGCGCGTGAGTTGAAAGAGTGGCCGAGTGACTGTTCGGCGGGTTATTGCGTGCAGTCAAATGACGACGGGGAAGTGTTTTTCGGTGGTCCGGCGAAAAGTGTGTGGTCGTCCACAAGCGCCAACGATAGTAAAACTGCAAAAGTCACTCGTGAAGAATGGGAGGCAGCTCGACTCACCACCCCAACACTCGAAACGATGCTGACCGAGTGGCGCGACCTTGAAGCACGTGCCCAGGCGGCACAGGCTGAAGCCGACGCACTGTTTGAACACGCAGGTCAATGCCACGGTGAGATCGTTGTGCGACTCGCTGAGCTTGGTTGGGGTGCGCCACGTGGTCCAATGGTTCCGGGTGAGCCGGTTGTTACGCTGGATGAACCCGAGTGTCGACCCCCACTCGCGTACAACTGGCATACCCATGTGGAGGTCGGTGATATGCTGACTTACCGAAAAGGTGACGGTAAATGTCACATGGCTGAAGAGTGGACCGACGGTCAATCCTACCGTGTCCATAGTGTCGATAGATCCCTAAACACCAATATGCCGTGGCAACTGTATTGCGACGATGGTGAAACTTACTATTGGGGCACGCTCGATTATTTCACCCCATCAACACAGCCATAGCCGACTCATGTGATACACCGTCGCGGGTCAGGGCGGTGTAGGCACTCATGAACGCATCAGTCGATAACGCTGGCGCTTTCTCCTCGACGACCGGTTCAGCAGGCATGTTCGGCTCTTCCAACCCTTCCAGTTCCTCGATGTCCTCGTCCTTGAACTGATACGCCTCTTCAGCCTGGAGACGGCGTTGAATCTGACTCACTTGAATCACACTTGCATCGAGATACACCAGATCCGTATCGGCACGCAGCTTCGCGGCTGTCGCCATCTGCACCGTATCGGGCTGGTCGAGTGGGTTCCATATGTAGTTGTAATCCTCCGGCCAGTATCCCAGCGCCGAACGTACCAACACCTGATCGAGTGAGCGTAGGCCCGGGTCGAGCTGCGTCAGTTGCTTGGAGCGGATCGAATTCTTGTAGTTGGTGTTGTCACCCTCACCAGTGGCGTTAAGCCCCTTGGCGGACGTACCAAACAGACGAGTGACCGGGATGTCGGCAGCGCCACTGATCCACGTCATCAGAGTTTCAAGCACTGGAGCAACCCCGGCGAGGTCCAGGGTCTTACGGTCGTACGTCTCGTCACCATCGAGCAATGCCATTTGCACGAGCGATTTCATCTGACTGAACAGGGTGTAACGGTCGATAATCGCCGAGTCCTGATCGCTCGCCAACTCGTCGCTCAAACCCACACGGGTGATCACATCGACGTTCGCTTCCTGCATGAGCTCAGCGATACCGTCTTTACTCGCGACGATGTCCATGATGTCTTCGAGACACTTACGCAGTTCCGAGTCGCCCCATCCTTGCGTTTGTGCACGTTGACGACGTGGCAGTTTGGCGCCCATGAACCGCGCAAAGTGCGACCAGTGAACCTGTTGTCCGCCACCGTTGATGGTGTAGAACTCAGGTTCGAGGTAATTTGCTGCCAGCACGTTCCAGGTGTTGAGCGTCATCGCTTGCATGTCGAAGCGGTCGAACACGATCACACGTTGTAAGTCACCCTTGCGCACCGCGTTCAGGTTGAGCGGTTTGGTCAAGTCTTGACCGGTGATCATGAGAATGCCGCCACCACCGTACAGGCGTGCCCAGCTCAGCGCCTCGTTGCAGTCCATCGGGATATGGAGGCGATCTTCTTCGGCGCGGATCTCATCAGCGCCATCACACTTGATCGTGCGCCACTCACGCGTCATGTCCTCAGCAGGAATGTCGACGATTTGACGGGCAAGCCAGGATGACTGATACGCAGCGTCCCAGCTTGCCCAATTGTTGAGCACGGCGTAGCTGAACTGGTTGTGAGACCGCTTGGCCTTTGCAGTGCCGAGACCGGAAGCGACGTTCACGAGTCCGTCGGTGGTGGCTGGTAAAGTCATGTTGACGAGCCCGTCATAGTGTCATATGCTCCAGTGTATCTTAAACGTGGCACAGAGGGGAAACATCATGGGTTGCGACATTCACATGTGCGTCGAGTTTAAACGGGGTAACGAATGGGTCAACGTCGACCATTATCGCGCCGATCATGACTTCGACCAACCTGTTTACCATCGGGTAGAATTGTACGATGGCCGCAGCTATCACATGTTTGGTCAACTCGCCGGGGTTCGTCGCGATGACGTTCCGAGAATTGCTGATCCGCGTGGTGTACCTAGCGATGTGCACCCGGTTACAAGGGATGCGTACGAGAATTGGGAAGATGACGGACATAGCGCGTCGTGGGTGACATTGGCGGACATCGTTGATTTCAAGGTCGCGTTAAGGGGTGATGAGTACACACTTGAGCGGATTGAACGTCGTTTGACAGATCGACTCGCCGAATGTGCATACGGTGGTTATGAGAAAGATTACGACAAAATCCGCATAGTCTTCTGGTTCGATAACTGAGTCATAACATATCCCCCACCGCGACCCGGTTGTTGTGAAGCATCTGGCTTATGGCATCACACATCGGGTCGATCATGTCATCGTGAGCGTGCGTATCGTCAGCGGTGAACGCCTCACATTCCGTAATGAAATCGTGCACCCAGGGCGCATCGGCGGGGATCTTCACATACCCAGCCTCGATGTAACCCTGTACGTCCATCACACGCGTTAGCTTGTTGGAGGCTGGTCCACGCGGGATCGGGCGTACAGGGATCTTCGGCTTGATTACCTTCTGGATCTTCTGAATCAGTTCCGTACCTGACGACTTGTCCTCGACCGCCATGAACCGCAGGCGCCCCGTGTGTGATGTTCTGTGCTTGTTCCAGAAGTCGGGGATACGAACCTCAAGCTCATACGCCTGGAACTTCTCACGCAGCACGTCGAGCAGGTACAAATACCCATCATCACCCAGCCCCCAGCACTCAGCGACCTGATAGTCGTTATGCTGCTTCGCCTTCTGTGCGGTATCGACGAACACGGCTCGCCACTTGAGCGGTGGTACGACGGTGTAACGTCCGAACCATTCGCCGCGCAGAATACCGCCACCGAGCGGGGAGGGGCGTTGCTGCATCTGACTAGCGAACATATACGAGTTCTTCGCCTTCATCGCCCTGAGCGCGTCCAAGGAGTGTTTCGAAGGCCACAATGCCGACTCGTGGTCAGTACCCTCGTCAACGATGGCAGACAGTACGAGGTGACGGAACTTGTACTCGCTGTCCTTGAGCAACATCCCGCAGAAATCATCCTCGTGAATTCGCTGCATGATCACAATGCACGGTGTCTTCGTGGAGTTAAAACGCGACTTGATCGTTTCGTCCCACCGACGGTTCACGGCCTTACGCATCGGGTCAGAATACGCATCGTCGGGCTTGAGCGGGTCGTCGATGATGATCGCGCCGCCGAACCCGTTGTCACCCTCGAAGTCATCGATCTTGCCCGCACCGAAGCCCGTGATAGGCCCACCAGCGGATGTTGCATAGAACACACCACCTTGCTCAGTCGCCCACGCCTTCTTGCTGTCCTTGTTCGGCTTGATGGTCAGCTCGGACCACAACTGAGCGAACTCAGCGGATTTCATGATCGTCTTGACCGTCTCGGAGTTATCCAGCGCCAGGATGTCAGCGTACGACAGGTGAATGAATTCACACTTGGGGTTCTTCACGTAACACCACGCCACGAACATTTTCACCGCCAGCTCGGTCTTCGAGTAGCGGGGCGGCATGTTGATAATCAGGTGGGCGGTGCGACCGTAGTACACGTCCATCAGCGCGTCACAGATGACGTGGTGGTGTTCGCTCAATACGAATTTGGAACCCTTGACGACCTTGAAGAAATATCGAACGAAGAACTCAAAGTCGGTTTCGCAGCGCTCGCGGGTTCGTTCGATTAAGTGTTGGGGCGTTAGTTCAATATTCATCGTCTAACGCTTTATCCAATACTTTACGCTGGGCAGTTGTAAGTGTCACAGCTAACGAACCCATAACTTCAACTTGTTGAGGTTTGTTCCATCCTAACATTTCAGCAAGTTGTTTTGCAGCAGCGCGTCGATCAGCAGGACCGTTCATTTTATAACGGACTACACCGGTTGCGTCGATTGTCACTTCGGAAATATGTTTAAAGTTTTCAGGCTTATTCAAGTCTTGCAACTTGATATCACAAGTTGCTTGCTCGGCCAACATTGCCAGAATTGCATCACGGTCGATAATAACTTTTCCAAGTGATTCAACTTTATCAACTTTGAACGAATCGATAAATTTAGCGACGTCAGGTTTCGTCAGGATCTCGCTCGCTAACCTGGGACGCTGTGATTCGGTTTTGCACTTACCACCAGCTCGACGATGCGCATCAGCTGGTGCCAACCCTTCCAACGATCCAAGCACCACACCTTGCTGCAAACGAGTCAGGGCGTGGAATGCCGAGACCTGTTCGTCGCTCAGTTCGATGGTGCGGTTGTCGATGGTGATCAGCATTGCGGAAAGCCTTGCGGTTGAGGTCACACGATTGTCGCCGCCGCTGACAGGCGAGTCAACTCTACCCCGATAATCTGATACGGGGTATTTATCGGGGTATGCTGTAAGTGCTTGATTCTACTTACTATATATATTTTATACCCCGATACCCTTAATAAATAATATTAGTAGTAGAGTAGTAATGTATATGAGAATACATATCATTATATATAATATCGTATGGCCGGAGAGTGAGATCGATACGGGGTATTCGGGTAAACCCGCTACAGGCCACGTAATCCGTGGCTTCCAGGCTACCCCGGATAGTTTGCGAGTTCCGGGGTACGGGGTATACCGAGGTACGATTTTGAGCGAAAATAAATTACTGAGCACTGAGATAATTTAAAAATGATTATTTTCTGGTCAAAAAGTAACCAAATTAATTTAAAAATAAATTATCTCGACGTCAATTAAATTACTGAAATTATAAATCGATCAAAATTTAACCAGATGTCAACCAAAAATGATTAAAAGTCGACAGCGATAAATTACTGGAAATTAAAAACCCGCCGAAGCGGGTCGTGTGACTCAGTGCATCATCATCCCAATCCACCATCCTGCGATGAAAACTGCTATGATTTCGGTCCAATGAGCGTCCCATACGCTCACTCTTTGCTCCGGTTTTGGGTCGTCCATTATCACTTCTGGACGCTTTACGTCATGGTTTGGTTGTTGTCTTTCCACGTCTACCTCCACTCAATCGACACGATTTACACCACGCGCCACACCCTGAAGCGCGGTCATCGTCCACCCAATACGACTCAAGTTCACGGGCTGTCCCGCACAGGTTGCAGCGCTTCGCCAGGATTCCCCCGATGCTGATCATCTGCCCCGACATGAATAAATCCACATCGGTCGGTGGTAGCGCCTGACGGATAGTTTCACGGCGCACACCATATAACATCGCAACACGTCGGCGAGACCCGAGGCGATACATATGAAACTGAAGTTCTGATTTAGTGGCTGTTAACATGGCGCTGCAACTTCCCAGGGTCGATACCGGTTATACGACCTAACTCTTTCCAAGTTGCCCCGGCTTCCTTAAGTCGTTTCATACGTGCCAGTTGATACGTGCTCAACAACTTCGAGTCATACATGGTAGTCGTCTGATAACGCTTGCATTGGTTGTAACCGACCGCACCCAGCGCAGACCGCACCAGATACACTGTGGACTTACAACGGGTCGCCACGAGGTGCCAGGGGAGCCCCGACTCACGTAGTTCAATCGCCCGGTTCGTATCGATATCGACGAGGCTGGTCACAGCACACCATCCAGCGCCAGGAGCGCATCAATTGTAACGACGTGAGCCGCGTGTAGATCGGCTCGTTTACGGTAGTGTTTGACATCGCTGTCACGTAACCCGGAGTCCTCAGCGTAGTTGGTCAGGTTCGTCACAGCGTTGGCGTGGTATGCCCGTAGATCCCACAGGTGTTCAATCAGTTCAGGGCTCATCGATTCAGCTCCTTGACCTTGTCGAGGCAGGCGTCCCAGCCGTTACGCTCAATCTGCTCAAGCATGCGAACTTGGGAGTCTGGTTCATCGGATATCGTTAAGTGCGCTTTACGATCAGGCAGCACCATCGACACCGGCTCGGGTCAGGTGCGGAGGGTCGAATACGACCAGCTTGAAAGCGCCGTCTTCGAATGGGAGCGATCGAAAGTCCATGATTACGTTGGGTTCAACCTTCAACACCCGACCATCACAAAGGACGCTTTCCTCGTCGCGAATATCACCGAACAGTGCGCGCTGATCGCTCTTGTCGAACCACATCATTCGACTACCTGAGCACGGATCGAGAACGGCTGCGCTCATTCACTTGCTCCCGATTCAGTGGGTTTGTTCCAGCGGATTACATCAGCACAGTTTTGACACGCGCCTGCCCGACGACTGCCGGGAGCGTCATCGTCACCGGATTCGTAATACGCGGCGCGCTCTTCGCATTTCTTGGCGCACCATTCGACCAGTTCCGCATTCCGCTGCTCGGCGGCTGTCAGGCTCTTGCGCAGGTCCACCAGTTCCCGAGTTGAATTCGTAACAGCTTTGCGGACTTCGACCAGCTCTTCCCGCAGCGCAGCCAGTTCACGATCATGCTCGCCAGCTAGAACTACTTCGTTGTCGTCAGGGTGCCACCCAGATTGATCTTCAAGCGTGCCACACGGAACCCAATACCGCTTCACTTCACTCATTTTTCAAACCTCCGATAGTCCGTTATGAAACAGGCGGCACGTCAGCGCTGCCACCGGTAATGCCATTGCGCACCAGCTCAACGTCCACCGTCCTCGACTGGCACGTACGACACTTCAAACGTCAGGAACGAACCGTCCTCGAAGTAGTAGACGTGACGCGTTGAGTTGTGCGGGCAATCACGCCGTGTGAACGATGTCACGGCTGCCCGGTGTGGGTCGCTGGACCGACGGATCGATTGCGCGATAGTCAGGTGAGTCGGGTCGTTGACTGAACAGGTATTCTGACGGCGTTCCATGGTGTCTGCTCGGTATATGATGACGTGATAATTATTATCCCTAATGACGACACCGTCAATACGCGCGCAAATAAAAAGCCCCGAGGGGCTTGGATCACCGACGAGCGGCATTAAACGCTTGACCCAGCTCACCCAGGCGACGAACGTCAGCCTTGCTGGGACCATTGTAATAAGTGGTGCACCCTGCATCAGCCATACGGCGCACCTCGGCCTGCTGTGACAGCGCTGTGTTCCGCGCCGCCTGACACTCGACAGACTGTCCACCGACGTTCATACCGACCGCCTGCACCGTCACGAGACACACCTCAGCAATCGCCAGGGTTTGCCGTGTGAGTTCCCCGGCACGAGTACCGTCACAGTCTGTAGCGCTGGCAGCACCCGTCACCAGCATGAGTGCCACACCCAGCATACGTACCGCATTACCTGATTTACACATTGGTCGATCCTCGTCGTCTACATCCCATTGGAAGCCACACACGTGGCAGTGGTACTGATCGTTCACTCGTCGGGCTTTGCACATGGGTCACAGCTCCGGTCAGATATACATCGGGTCAAGAGCTTTCAGGTACGCTGTACCACTGGCGTCTGTTACCTCAGCCTTACCCGTTTCGTGAAGTGATTTGAGAATTTCAGGAAGTAAAGGATTTTTCGCACCAAGCCACTCCCAACCGATGCCTGACCACGTTTTGGTAATCGACTGTAGGCCACGTTTAGAATGCATGATCTCGATACGGGCTTTGGCGTTGACTTCCATGACTCTTCTCCGGGGTTAATTCATTTCGTTGTGTGGAGTATTGACGAGTCCGTCATTCACGTCAATATTTAATTTACGGTCCTGACGATTCGACCCGACCAACGGTTTCTGCCCGTCCGATAAATGCCAGGGGATCTCGGTTTTACAATCGGGACATTGCTTCATATTCAGCGAGCTATACCGTATCAGATCGGTGCAGTTGCACTGGGGACACTGGTTGGTCATTCGCGCCAATCCTTCCTGTTGGGGTTGTAGTTACATTGTCCCGAGCCTTGACGGTGGATGAACCAATACCCATCGCAGTGACAGGCCACACGTGAGTTCATCCACGCATCGAGTCGATACTCGCCGCCACAGATGCAACGACGAGACGTCGGCCACCGCGCCAGGGCTTTACGGGCGTCACACTTGCGACATCTGGTGTGGGTGCTCACGTTAACAGCCTGGACGCTACACCAGCAGCTAGTAGCAATGACATGTTCAGTGTCGTCACAATGCGCTGCTGTCGTAGCTGATTCACGGTAACGCTTCGGCTGTGGACTGGAAATTTAAGATTCAACAGTCCGTCCATCAGATACAGATACGCAAGCGTCAAAATCGCCATATCTACCGCCCCTGCCTCAAGTCAGCCAGCTTACGCGTCAGATCCATGCTCGCCCGGGTAGCGGCGGCGTGTTCCGGACTCGCGACGACACAGCATGTAAAGTATGTATCAGCGCAATTGAAACAGGTGTTACGACTCAAGTGATTTACGCCCGAGCAATTCTCACAAATCTTATACCCCGTTGACGCTGTTCCGGACTTACGAGCCGCCCGCAACGCCTTGAGCGCTTTCATCGTGCGAGCCAGTTCGATAAGCGTTTGATCAATCGTATGGTCCTGAATCATGGTGTCACCTCTTCGGCGAGACGTCGGGCTTCGACTTCCCAAGCGTAATTATTTTCCTGTTCTTCACCCCAGCTACGCAGATCCTCATTGTTCTCGCGTAGCTCTTCCAGAAGGTCGAATGGTTCAAACTTTGCGCGAGCCTCGGCGATCAGGTTAAGTTGTTCGACGAGTGAACCACCCCAGTGGAATTGACCGGTCAGCAGCTCGTCGATGCGATCCTGCAAATCTCGACACTGTTCAATCACCTTGTCGATCTTGGGGCATGTGTAACGTACTGGGCACCCACTCATGGTGTCACTCCATAGAGAACAGCGGCACATTGTTGTTGCATGGGTGAACCCTCCCACTGTGGGTTATTGATACGGGTCGTTTCGTCGTACAGATCTTGAAGTGCCTTACGCAACGCCTCGACCTCATCCTCTCGCACGAGTCCCACGCGCTTAACGTCGATCCACCCATGACCGAATGGTGGCGGTTGGTGATTCCACAGTAATGCCGCCTGGCCCGGGTTACGACACGTGTAAATAAACGCTACGGGTTTCATGGTCGAGCCTCCAGATCGTGTCGATGCGTTTCACGCCCATAGGTGTGCCACGCGCACTGATCCTTGAATTCCCGGTACCCATCCACGGTCATGCCAGCCCACACATCGTTCCCGAAGCGATACCATGACGCATGGTAGGCGATAGTGGCCGGTCCCCAGTGCGTGGCGTCGTCTGGTGCTGTCGACCAGTCAGGTTTACACGTGCACGGTAGTCGCCCCTGATTGCAATCGCAGAACCCGATAGTCATAGAATCACCAATAGCATGAGGACCCACCCGACGAGCGCAACGCCGCGCATCACGTTGAGTCGAGCCTGGAGCATATCCACGGTGGTCTCAGCCGCCCGTGCCCGGTTGTACCAAATCGCTGCGAGCTGTTTCATACGTCACCGTCCCGGACCATGAGCATTGCGTCGGCCACACCATACGCAGACTTAGCCAATTTCACCGCGCCAGCGTCGTTGCCGACACTCACGTTTGGGTCAGAGAGAAAACCTTGCATCGCTTTGGCCGCGAAGTAATCACGAAGGCTCATACCGCCTTGCGGTGACGCAGCGCTGTGAAAATACATTGGAAATGCTCGTTGGTCATCACTCATTTCAGTCCCGCTCCTACGTGTGTTAATTGATGTCATGACCAGTATTAGTCATCCTGACGAGTCCGTCAATACCTCGGGAATAAAAAGCCCCGTTAGGGGCTATACGGCCTGTTGCGCCAACGCCGCAATCGCCACGGGGTCACCCTGCGCCGCCTCGTAATGACGTACCACTTCGGCACCCCCGACCAGATTGGCGTGGATGTGACCCTGGCGGATGTACAAGCGTGGTTTGCCGTTATCCATGAGGATGTGATTATTGACGCGACCATCCTTCAACGCCGGGTGCCAGTCGTAGCCGATGGACTTCATCAGGTCGCGACGTTTGCGCGGGGCGATGGCACGACCCATGCGCAGCCGTTCGATCAGTGCATCCAGTGCCATGCTCGACACCCAACCGCCCGCGAATCCAATTCTTCCCTCTTCAATCGCCTCCATAATCTCTTGCTCGACCGCTCCCAAGCTTGCTTCCACCGCTTCGGCAGTAGTGCTGGTATGGGGTGCACGCTGGCACTCAGTAGTGGGGTTGAACGCTGCCGGGATTTCATAGTGATTGAGATAGTGGGCGACCTTGGCATACCCACCATTGCGCAACCACTCATAGAGATCCGGGAAGTAGTTCCCACCCATGCCATCACGGATCAGATCAGTCGCGTCCTGTTGCGCTGTATAGAACACAGCGAAGCGCCGATCTGACAGAGTTTTCTTGATTGCGGCTTTGTGGTTTGAATTAAACATGAAGTTACAGACGAGATCGTGCATGGTCTGATCTTGCTGCATGGCCCGACGTGCAAGACGTGTGCCAGTTATCATTGGTTTCAAAATTTCAATAATTTCGGTGCGATGGTCCGGAACATTGATGTCCTCGACTGCAATAAAGAGCTTGTCGAAGAGCCATGCGTTGAACTTTTCCGAGATTTCAGCGGCGGCGGGGAAGTGTGTATATCGCTGACCTATCGCATATGCCACGCAACGAGTTAGAAGGGTCTTCCCGTTCCCCTCTGTACCCTGGAGTAAAACGGTCCACTGAATTTTGTACCCCTTGTGCTGAAGGATGCAGGCCATGTAGGACAAGACAATGGTACGGTCCCGCTCGTTCGGTAGCAATTTCGCCAGATGGTTGAGGAACGGGGACACATCACCAGCTTCGGTGTGGATGTTCACGGGGACGTACGTATTCACCATACGGAAACCTTCTTCCTCGATGATCGACCCAGGCGGTGCAGAAGGGCGAAAAATATGCGAGTCGACTTTGGGAAACGATACGCATTGGTTTTCGGTAAACGCCTCGAAAGCCTTCTTGGTGGTCTTCTCACCTGTATCATCCAGGCTGAAGACAAAGCCGCCCATCAGCGCATTGAATTGTTCCGACTTCAACATCGCACCGTTTGGCATGAATACACGGTGGGCATCAGCAACATAGACACAACCAGCAAAATGCTCGATCAATTGGCTCGCGGGCAGAAACTGGAATCCGGATCGCATGAACGGAATGTGAGCAACCGACGCCTCTGGCGTAGGCGCAATCTCGATAGGTTTGCCAACGCTATACCAGCTCGTCTGACGCGCCACAGCACCGCATATCGTGCGGTGGATATAAGACTTATGTTTGTCCCACTTGGGTCTGACCATTGCACTCATGCGCATCAGGCGCTCGATCCTGTCGTGCTGTCCACCGCACCAGAAAGCGAGACGCTGCGCCAGAGATGCATCAGCAGATGAACCGTCGTAACTACCGTCATCGGAAGGCCACGATTCGACCAAGGCATCAACGTTCCGCTCCCACAGGTCTTTGAACGATGCTTTGCCGCCGAAAATCGACATCACACCCTCGCTTGTCAGGGCTTTCTCAATGAGTCGTGCGTCGTCCTGGATGGGGCAACTATCAGGATGGGGTACCGTCGTCCATGTGGTCGGATTGACAGCGATCTCAGCGGGGAAGTATTGCGCCACGGTCTGGTTAAAGGCGACGTCACTCGGGTGCATCATATCGCCAGATGCACCCGTCCCCAGGCAGATGAAACGATCATCGGTGTAGCACTCGATGTTGAGCGGGATGTTTTTGCACCCGTGGTCAGGCATGTCACCAACCACCACGCCGAAGATGTGGAGACCTGTACCGCTGTTGGATGTTTCCGTCATGCACCCAGCGAATCGAGTGCACAGTTCAATCGCGAGAGGGGACCAAGTTTGGTCAGGCAGAAGGCACGCGTCCAAATCAATACAGAAGCGCCCGTCACCGTTCAAGATCGTAGCAGGGCGATATTCGGCACCCAGTAGGGCCGCACGATCCATCGCGTCAGCGTGCGACATACGGTCCGCTACGTGGAGGCTGACAACTTTACCTGACAGGTCACACGGCATTTTTTCAGTTTTACCCGGACGGTTGGTCGACGGGATAGTTTTGCAAATGATGAAATTATTCATTTTAGGAGTTCCAGCCAAGTAGTGATGTCCGGAGACATCTGACGCCATTCGGTCGCACCGTCGAATCCTGTCAGTCCTACTGATGGGAACTGGTTATGGAAAAGACGTTCGAGCATGCGAGGCACCGCGCCATCTTCACAATGGATTTCGCGATGAACTGAGAATTTGAAGGGTGTTACGCGGGCGAGTTTTTGACGACGTTTAACGTGTCGATTGCTGATGCCAATCTTGACCATCGTCTCGCATTCTGATAGCAGCGCATAGAGTGTCCCAGGGCGACCGGTGTCATACCCAGTCCACGAACAGGCGGCACAACGCGTACCCTTAGATATGAAATTGCCAATATTTGCGGACCAGTCACCATGTAGCGAGCAATTCACGATCACCTTACTACGTTGGTCTTGATAATGTGTTTCCCATCCGACAAAAGAGTAATGTGTGTCGATACAGAGGTCTCGCACCTGAGCTTCGCGTTCACCCTGTGAATATTTATAATGACCACCGCAGCCGTCACATCCTGTACCGCGTAGGAAATTTGACACGGATACTTCCCACGACCCATGAATTGCGCAACTCACAACGAGTCGGGTGTTTTTGTTCTTGTACCCACTACACCATTTTACGAATGTCAGGTTTTTTTCGGCGGTCAGCACCCGGATACGGTCTTCAACCTCCGTAACGTTTTTTCGACGATTGGTCGAATACGCCTCATTGCGACAGCCGATACAACGTGAACCTTTTATTAGATTGTTGAACAGTGCGGGCCAATCACCGTGCGCGGCGCACCGCATTACAGCTTTTGTAGAACTATTCTTAAACTCACCAACCCAACCCACAAATTCGTATCCGTCAGCTAAAGCGCGGGCAGACAACTGCGCCCCCCGATCTGACTTCGAGATTCTTTTACGCATACGCTTTAGCTCCCCGCTAGCGTGTTAGATGGTCAAAGCAACGTCTGAAGCGCTCGCACCTTCAAAGCTTTCGGCGCTTTCATGGCAGTCTGATCACCCTCAGCCATCCCCGCCGCCAAGATGTCAAGCTGTTCCGATTCAATGGCGCGTTTCATGATCGCGACCTTGAGGTCGTCCATTTTCCCGTAGTGCAGGTTCACAGTACCACCCGCCACACCCGCACGCTCTGCAATTGCGTCTCTACGAATACCGCGATACCCACACTCACACGCCAGAGCGAACGCTGCGTCAAGGATCTTGTCTTTCAAATGACTCATATGTGTGTCCCACTCTTAATATATTGGCATTGGCGACAGTGTGTCACTCGCTGACAGGCGCGTCAATGTACGCCGCTATGAATTCTTTCGCCGCCGGGGCACAGATGGCATTCCCGTAGGCGCGGATTCGTCCCACTCGCCCGGGAGACCCATCAACCAACGGGAGTGTTCCGGGTTCAACTGGCCTCCGGCTGCCGTCCCGTCCCCGTATAACCACACAGTCCGACCAAGCAGTGAGTTTATCGGTACGTTGGCCGACGCTGATTTCCCATCCTTCCAGTCTCTCGTCGTCGGCGTCGGCCACCCAGAATAATCTGTCTCTGATGTGCGGCGCACCGACGCCCGCAGACGGAAACGCGACTGCCCCGAAGGCGTAACCCATGGCTTCCAAATCAGCGTGTACGAGGTCGACCCAAGGATCGCTGTCCTTGCTCGCAACCTGTTCTCCAAAGATGACTGTAGGGCGGCGCTGGAGGATGAGCCATTCAAAGGATGGCCAGAGATGCCGCTCGTCAGCAAACCCCACTCCCTCGCCTGCCTGGCTGAAAGGTTGGCAGGGGCAAGAGCCTGTCCATACTGGTCTATCGTCAGGCCACCCAGCTTGTCGTAATGCGTATGACCACACGCCAATTCCGGCGAAGAAATGGCACTGCGTGAATTCTCGCAAGTCGTCGGGTCTGACATCTTCGATACTGCGTTCATCTACTTCCCCTGGTGCGATGTGTCCGGCGGCGATCAGATTCCGTAGCCATTGGGCCGAGAACGGATCGATTTCGTTATAATAAGCAGCCATGAATGTCACTCGTGATTGGTGCGTGACGCCATTGTGACGAGGTATGACGATACCGTCAATCGAATGACCCCGGTCCAGTTACAAATTTAAAGTCGCCGCCCAACATCGTGACGATCTGCCCGAACCGAAGCTGCGCAACTTCCCGTTCCGTTCCTGAATAAACCCACCCCTCGGGTTTGCACTCACGGGCGGCGAATTGCGCAATGGTGGTACCGACCATCTCAGGCGTGATGAGGCGCGGCAGTGGTCCGATGAGGTCGCTCGACTTGACCTTCTTGTTCATCGCCGCCGAATCATTGCACAGACCCCATCGCGTACCGGGCGACGGCGGATGTTTCGCATCGTAAGCCCCGTTATTGTTCCGCCATCCACGCCCGCCGAGTTCCGACCATTCCTGACGTACGGCATTCTGTACTGCAGCTTCGGACTTCGGTTTCGTCGATGCGGATTCATGCGACTCACCGATCCCCCACATATCGTACAGTTCGGCGAGCGCTGCATGACTCACCCCGTGTTTCACTGCCCAGGCGACAAGGCTCATGCTGGTAACTCCACAGTAAGTGATTCCCAGGTGTGCGTGCGCCCGTCGGTAACCAGTGGTTCGCCGAGCCAAAAGTACAGACCTGTGATGTAGTCCTCGAAATATGACGCGAGTAACGGGTGTTCTATATCTGCATATTTAATCTCACACATACTTCCGCAATCGGGCATATATATTTTGGATGTTCGACCACGGCTGGGGTCTAGTTCATCTAGATAAACACCGTTGATGCAGGATGCGCCGACGTCACGTTCTGTCATCGCCATGCGCACGAAAACGTTTGGAAAATCTTCACGAATTTTATTCCAATACCCCATACCACCCTTGACGCAACCCACGCAGTTATTATTGGGGTACCCAAGTTCGTACATTTTTGGAATTGCGATCCCCTGTGCGGCGATCACATTGACGCAGTCCTGCTTGGTCAATCTGGCGTCAATTAACAGAAACTGAGGGTTAGTCTCGGGGTGTTGATCTGCGAACCGTAGCGCACGATTTATTTCCTTGCGGGAGTATTCAAAACCAAAAACTTGCGCACTATATTCGTTGTCGCGCTGTACCTTGAGTCGAACGTTTTTCTTAAGTTCCCCAGTGCATTTGGCACCGTACGGACCATTTATGAAACGGGTGGATTCAATCACATCGAATTGATCATCGTACTTTTCACTCGATACGGTCCGAATAGTTTTCCCATACCATTGCTCACAGTCGGCCATAAATCGTTGATTGTCAGGGTGTGCACTGGCGATGTGGAAATACACGAGGTCAACATTTTCCGATCCATACTTATCAATTGCCATTTTGCAAGCTACCGCGCTTGTAACTCCAGCCGACCACCACGCCACAATCATCGTCTAATACTCCCATTGATTCGTTCGATTAATGCCGTCATGTCGGCGGCTTTCCACGTTTGAGCGGTCCAGAGGTCAACCCCGAACACGCTGAAGAACTTGCGCATGATCTCCCGGTCACTGAGTCCAGCAGCTCGCTCGTAACCCGCCCACACCGCCTCAGCCTCACGCAACTGCGCCACGACTTCCTGAGTCGCCACGAGACGTTTCACGTTGCCCAGTACGCCCAGTTGTGGACACCCTTGCGCGACCAACTGGTTACGGTAGTCCTCGGGTGCCATATCCACACGGGCAATCGCTGCGCGCATCGTCGCGAGGGTAGCGGCGTCCAGTTCGTACAGGTCGCCGTCGACCCACTCGACAGACGAGCGTTGCGCGGGTGCCGGGATCGGTTCACCACAGTAGGGGCACGCGTCGAGGAAGCGGGGGAATGTACCGGTACAGGTATTGCATGTCCGGGTGTCGCTGATTTCACTCTTACCCACACTGCGACGTTCCCGACGGTCGAGCGACGGCTCACCGTGAGCGATCTCGACCTTGGAGCCGTCCGGATAATGTACAACCGTGGCGTGGCGGGCGATGTTCCCCACGTGGTCGACGTAAATACCCCACTTCTTACCCGGGAGTGGGCGTAACATTCGACCGGCGCGCTGCACGAATGCCTGGGACGATTCCGTGGCCGCTGCGTCCTGTACCGCCTCGATGGCTGGCAAATCAAAGCCTTCCCCGAAAAGCCCCACGTTCACCAGTACGAGATAGCCCCGATCACGGAACTTGCGCAGCGCTTGGTAGCGTTCCTCGTCACCCGACCCGCCATGTACCATTTTTGCCGGGATGCCCGCCGCGTTGTATTCGGCCTCAAATTGAGTAGCCGTAGCGATGTCCGGGGCGAAGGTGATCGTCAGCAAACCATCGAGTAATTTCCGATAGGTGCGTACGAGATCACCCGTGAGTTGACCTTTTTCGACATGAGCAACCAGCGACGACGTGGCGACTGCTTGGGCCGATGCGTGTGCAGAAATCTCACCCGTGGTTTTACTGACGGCATTCGTGAGACTCGACCGGTCAAAGTCCGACTTTGGCGCGAACAGTTTGTAATCGGTCAGGTGCCCCATGTTGATGAGTTCACGCTGGGTCGGACCAACCGCCAGCGCATCCATCACCCCATCGGCGTGACGCCCGAGACCCATACCGTCGGCGCGTCGTGTCCAGGCAGTTACACCCAGGCCACGAGCGTTCGGGAACATCGACGTACCCTTACCCCACTTGTTATCCTTGAGGACGTGGTGCGCCTCGTCCATTACCCACAGCTTGACGGTCGGCAACCACGACGCGAGCTGATCACCACGACGTACCAGCGTGTCAATCCCGGCGACTGCGCATTTACTGGAAGGATCGTAATAGGATGCGCCGACCTCTTCCATGTGCAGGCGTACGATCATCTTGACGACTGACTGCGGCCCGATGACCCGGTGGCGCACACGGTTGCGGGCGAGCGCCAAACTGATCTGGCTGACCAATTCCTGACGGTGAGCGACGGCACACGATGCGTGAGTTTCGTCGGCCATGATCGTCGAGAACAGCGCGGTTTTACCACCGCCCGTGGGCAACACAGCGAGAACGTTTTGCGCGCCCATCGCCCACGCTGATTCCACATCGTCGCGTAGTTTCTGCTGATACGGACGCAGCGTGATCCGCGCAACCGCATCAGCCAGTAACGTTCGGTGGAGGGCGACGGTCACTGTGACTCACCCCGCTTAACCGCATCGACTGTGACCGTAATCGACTCATCCGAGCGAGAAACAACACGTGGTGTCCCGAAGTTATACCCGCCGGACAGCTCACCCATCAGGCGTTCCAATACGGTCGTCCAGGGTGTGGCGCGTGAGCCGGTGTAAACTATGGTCATGACATTCATTTGTAGGACACTCCGGCGTCGGTGAGCGCTGCGTGGACCTCGGAAGCAAACAGCTCGGGCGCTGGGTCACCTTCAAACTCGAAGTGGGGGCGCGGTAGTTCGATCACCAGTGATGTGCGGGACGCTTGCCATGCACACCACGCGACATTATGTACCGGTAGCACGTAATGATCATCGATTCGCGCCGGACGAATATCCACATCGCTCGTTTCCAGATACCACGCTTCAAACTCTTCACGCATTCCCATTTTTATTCCCCTGATGTGTTGACGACACCGTCATACTCGCATAGGATTGCCCCACATTCAACCAACGCAGAGAAATAAACATGCATATTCAAGTAGACGGTTCGGAATCTGGTGCGGAGCTGTATCACCTCAGCATCCTGTTTCAATCGCTGGCCGGGGCACGGGGTTTCGCGATCCCAAAACCTGAACTCGCCGCCGCTGTGAGTCGTGAAACATTGTTCGAAGCCGCTCGTGGACTGGCAGCCGCGAACCCTGAATTAACTGTCGGCGTGACAATTGAAACCCCTGATCCGGTTGAGCCACCAGCGACCGTTATCGTCCGTGAGCCAGGTGTCGTCCACCCCGTGGATATCGTGGCGACTGTTGAAACCCCGGAAGGTTACGGCGACGTCAAAGTGATCGACCCTGTCGCTCCATCGGTCACCATGGCTGGTACCAGTCACCTCGACGTCAACCGTCTACCATGGGACGCACGTATCCACGCTGGCAGCCGTGAGCGCAACACCGACGGGTCGTGGCGTGTGCGTCGTAAGCCGAAGACTGTTGAACAGGACGAGTGGGACGCCACATTGGCCCGTGTGACCGCTGAGCTGACCGACCTGATGGCGATTCCCGTGTCTCCCGGTGCTGTAGCTGACGCGGCGGCTGAGACTGCCGAGCCACGGTATGACACCGAAACTCATCCGATTAACGCCGACCATGCGACTCTCACCGACGCTGAAGTCGATGCGTTCGTAGATATCGTACAGGGCGTTACCGAACCGGTCGTCGTAGCACCCCCAGTCACCATCGCACCACCTGTAGTCGTCCCACCGGTTACCGCCGTAGCGCCGCCGATCACTGTCGACAAACCAGCAATCGAAACGTTCGCTCAACTCATGTCGTGGCTCACCAGTCGCACCCCGAAAGACGAAGCGGCGAAACCAGCGATGGTGACTCGCGTTAACGAGATCCTGGCGGCGAACGGTCTGACCACCCTGCAACAACTGGGTCAGCGCAGTGACCTTATTCCGCAAGTTTTGGTGCAATTCCAAGCTGCGTTTGGGGAGTAACGACATGATCCTCGCATACAAGTCAGGGGTATTGCAGGCTGTGACGGTGGTCCGCGAGAATGAAAAATCGCACACTGTGAAGTTCGTCGGTGAACCGAATAAACGGCCCGTTCGGGTACTGAAGGATTCACCGTTTCAAAAGTTATTTAACGATGTTAACGAGGCGTGAGCCTACATCGGGGTGCAACCATGATCCTTCCATTAGTTCACGACAGTAACGACTGGATGCGCTGCCTGGGGGCGGCGCAAGCCCGAGCCGCCTATCCAGGTGTACCATCTGAACCATCCGAGTCGAAGCTTGAGGGTCGCGCTTGTCACGAAGCCAGTCAGCAACTGCTGGAACGCTGGCGCAAAGGTGGCGTGCTGGATTTTTCCGGCATCGTCGGGAGCCTGAGCAAAGACGGCGTTGTGATCACACAGGAACTGTTTGACGCGGCATACGAATACGTCAATGACGTAGCGAAGTATTGCGACTTCAACTTTCTGACCAAGGAGGTGTGCGTCGAACAACGCGTCGACCTGAGTCGCTGGTTACAGGGTTGGTACTGTATTCCCGACGCCTACGTGTACGACGTGTCGAGTAATGTCCTGACCGTATGGGATGCGAAGTTCGGTCACAGCATCGTTGACGTATTCGAAAACTGGCAGTTGCTAATCGGCGCGTTCGGAATCATCCAGGCGCTCGATATTACCGAACCGGTGCGTCAGGCGGTCAAGCTGGATTTACGCGTCGTACAACCCCGTGGGTTCACCAGTCAGGGCACGATTCGTAAATGGTTCGTCACGGCTGGCGCCGACGGGGTCGCTAAATACTGGAACGAGTTGCACCGAGCGTTGCCAGTCGTAACCGGTGAATCACCGCCGTGCAAGACTGGACCACAATGTAAAAACTGTTCGGCCCGGGCGAACTGCGACACGCTGAGTCGTGTTGCTTACGAGGGTATCGACTTCGCCGGATTGCTTCAAACCCACACGCTGGCTGGGCATAACCTCGGTGTGGATTTGAAGCTGTTGCGACGTGCACAAAAGGCTATCGAGTACCGTCTCAGCGGCCTGGAAGAACAGGCGATTCACGAGCTGAGTAATGGCGGGCTCGTGTCGTATTTCAGCACCGAACGCGGTAAGGGTCGTGAGCGTTGGAAAAAAGACGTACCACACGCCGAGGTGATCATGATGGGTGATTTGCTGGGCGTGGATATCCGCAAACCTGTCGAAATGGATACACCGGCACAAGTTCGTAAAAAAGGTATTGACGAATCCGTCATAGCTGAATACAGTGAGACACCAATGACCGCACTGAAGCTGGTCGAGGTCGACGGTGCCAAGATCCGTCAGATATTCAACACACAAGGGTAATAACGCATGACTACCAAATACACCCCGTTTAAAGCACGTCTGGTTATGGGCTCCCCGTTCGAGCTGAAGATCACCGACCACGAGGGCAAGCCTCAACCGGACGAAGGCAAACACCACTGGTTCATGGGTTTCGCAGTGCCAAAGGGTCCAACCTGGGACGCGATCTGGACAACCATGTACAACGAGGCGGCAGGCGATTCGAAGTGCACCGCCGCGCTCTGTGGTCAGGCCGGTTTCAACTGGAAAATCGAAGACTGTGACGCCCCGGAAGACCCGACCAAACTCGGCACTGAGTCGCGTCCAGCCGGTCACTGGTTGATCAAGTTCACACGTTACAAGGCGATGGGTCCGGTGACCCTGATCGACGGCAACAAGCAACCGATCCTGAACAAATCCGCCGTGAAAAAGGGCGACTGGTTCTGGGTCGTCGCATCAACCAAGTTCAACGGTGCGGCAACCGTGAAGACCAACGCCGGCATGTACCAGAACATCGAAGGCCTGATGTTTGCCGAGGCGGGTATCGAGATCGTCAGCGAGGGCGCATTTAACGCCGACGTCGAGTTCGCCGGTATCCAGGGCGGTGTGGTCGTAAACGGTGGTACTGATCAGAGTGGTGCACCGGTCGCAGCGAAGCCGCCAGTGACTCACACCCCGCCACCAGTCGTCACCGCTGCTGTTACACCGCCGCCGCCAGCTCACGATCTGGTAACTCCGCCACCTGTCGTGGTCCCGGTCATCGAGAAGTACGAGTACAACGGCAACGTGTTGACCAAGGCTGAATGGCTCGCGATGCCGGGTTGGAACGAAACGCTGGTCGCCTCCCACTGCAAACTCGTCGCATAACCATCCGACTGGCCCGGTGACACGGGCCTTTCACTCAGTCAGGGAATTCACATGCAAACCATGCTCGACATCGAGACAATGGGTAACGAGAATGCTCCGACCATCTCCGAAGCATTGGGCGACTTCTCCCGGTTCTGTTGGGAAAACCAAGTGTCAGGCATGTGGGGCAACGGCGCGACATTCGATAACGTGATCATGTCGAACGCGTACAAGCTGACCGGTCTGGAACAACCTTGGAAGTTCTGGTACGACCGCTGCTATCGCACCATCAAATCGCTGTATCCGCAGGCGCAGTTGAAGCGGGTCGGTACACACCACAACGCGGTCGATGACGCCGAGAGTCAGGCGCTGCATCTGATCGACATCTGTAAAACTTACGGAGTAACACTATGAGCGAAGTCACGTTCTACGCCAGTGAAGTAACCGTTACAACGGTCAGTCGTGATCAGATTTGCGTCACTGTAGATGCCAACCCGCGTGACATCGTGGACGGTATGGACCTTGACGACCGACTCCATGACCTCGATATGCGCGACATCATCGACGAGGCTGGGGCGATCAAGCTTCTGGATGCTTTCACACCCGGCGAGCTGAGTAACTGGGTATCGACTTCACACAGCGGTAGCTATGTTGACTTGCTCAACGCCATCGGCCTGGACGCGATTCACGAATATTTATCGCACGTGGAATGACCAATCTGTCACACTACGCGAAGCCCGGCACAGACCGGGCTTTTTCACACAGGGAGAACGATGATGCGATTACTGAGTCGCTGCGAACCTATCAACGGTTGCGGCAAGACATACCCCGCCGACCTCGACAAATGCCCCCACTGCGGCACACCTGAAGCGTTCAGCGTTGCTGCGCCGCTTAATCCACGCGATTGGGGCTGGGACGAAGAGACCTACCCAAATTGCTACACGTGCACGTTCACGCATGCATCCACAGGATTAGAGGTCGTATTTGAAATTTCCGACCGTCGCAATCAAGCCCCTGAGCTCATTGAATTCGCTCTCGGATTGGGGCGTTCTGGGGCCCGTGGGATCGGGTTCAACAACTTGGGGTTCGACTATCCAATCCTTCACTGGATCATCGCAAACCCCGACTGTACTGTCGCCGGGATCTATGCCAAGGCAATGACCCTGATCAAATCCGACGATAAGTTTGGATCGATGGTGTGGGCGGACGACAGGGTATTTGAGCAGATCGACCTGTTCAAAATTTGCCATTTCGACAACATGGCAAAATCGACGAGCCTCAAGGCGCTTGAGATTGTAATGCGATCCCGCAACGTAATCGACCTACCGTTCCCCGTTGGTACCGTTCTTACCGACCCGCAGAAGGATGTACTAATTGGGTACAACAAACACGACGTCCGAGAGACACTGAAATTCTACGTTCGAAATTTAGAGCAGATCCAGTTTAGGGAACAGTTGACCGCGAAATACCAACGCGACTTCATGAACCATAACGATACGAAGATCGGCAAAGACTATTTCATTATGGAATTGGAAAAGGCCGGTGTTGAATGCTTCGTTCGAGGTCCAGGCGGTAAGCAGCCGCGTCAAACAGTTCGCCCATCCATCAGACTCGCAGACGTGATATTTCCTTACGTAAAGTTCGAGCGTCAAGAATTCCAACGAATTCTTGACTTTTTCAACTCGACAACCATCACTCAAACAAAGGGTACTTTTGCGGACCTAACAACAACCGTTGACGGCCTAGAATATAAGTTCGGCACCGGAGGCATACACGCTGCTGCGAACTGGTCGACGTTCGTCGAAGACGAAGAGTTCATCATTGAGCTGCGAGATGTCACCAGCTATTACCCGTCCATGGCGATCAAGAATCGATTGTTCCCGGAACACCTCAGTGAAAAGTTCTGCGACATCTACGAAGACATGTTCAACCAGCGACGCAGCTTCGACAAAAAATCAAACGAATCCAAAATGCTCAAGCTGGCACTGAACGGCACGTATGGTGACAGCAACAACGTATACAGTCCGTTCTATGACCCAAAGTTCACGATGGCTATCACAGTGAACGGTCAGTTGATGCTGTGCATGCTGGTTGAACAACTGATCAAAACACCACATCTGCGCATGATAAACATCAACACCGACGGGGTCGGGTTCGTCTACCCACGCAAGTACAAATCCCACGTGGATTCGGTGTGCCAGTGGTGGCAAGACGTTACCATGCTCAATTTGGAGACCGAAGAGTATTCGAAATTCTTCCAGCGCGACTGTAACAACTACATCGGCGTGGCATGCGGGGACGCATCCCCCAAAAGAAAAGGCGCATACGAATACAACACCCTGTGGCACCAAGACCCATCGGCACAAGTGGTCGCCCGGGCGGCTGAAGCGGCGTTGGTGCGTGGCGAATCGGTACGTGAGTTCATTACTAATCACCGCGACCCGTTTGATTTCATGTGCCGCGCAAAAGTGCCTCGGTCGAACTCGCTGCACCTGCGTTTCAAGGATTGGGGAATCGATCAACAGTTGCAGGGGACAACCCGTTACTTCGTCAGCCGCAACGGTGGATCGCTCGTGAAGGTCGCACCGCCGACGGGTGAGCCTGGGACGTGGAAACGTAAGGCGAAGTTGACCGACTCGAATTTCAACGCCGTGATGCGTGAGATTACGGGTCAACCCGGTGATCTCGACAGCGCCGGTACGCCGTGGGACACACGAATCCACACGGGCAACCGCAGCAAGCATGACACCCGTGAAACCGGTATATGCAGCGGCTGGCGCGTCACAGAATGCGCCGATGCGCGTCACTTTGACTGGTCGGATCTGAATTACGAGTGGTATATACAGGAAGCCGAGAAACTGGTGAATCCGTTGATAGGAGGTGCGTAATGGATATCAGAACGGACAGTGTGTGGTTAATGCACGGTGATTGCTTGGAACGGATGAAAGAGATACCGGACGACTCAGTCCACATGGTGCTTTGCGATTTACCGTATGGAACTACGGCATGTAAGTGGGATCAGGTAATTTCATTTGACCTGCTTTGGCCCGAATATTATCGAGTGTTGAAACGCGGCGGGGCAATCGTTCTGAACGCTAGTCAGCCATTCACCACTGTGATGATCGCGTCAAACCTAAAGCGATACGCCTATAGTTGGTCATGGGATAAGAAGTTTGGAGCCAATTTCGCGCAAGCTAAGCGTCAGCCGCTAAAGACCCACGAAGATGTTTGCGTTTTTAGTCACGACGGGAAAATGCCCACGTACAACCCTCAAATGATCAAGAGGGGCACCCCGATCAAACTCGGTGGAAACAATGGTATGACAAAAGCAATCCCGTTAGTCACCAACGCCAGTTACGAGGGAAAGATTTACGAGGAAAAGTATCCGGACTCACAGTTGCATTTTTCATGTCGTGAAGGGCGGGGTCTTCACCCCACTCAAAAACCTGTCGACCTTATGGAGTACTTGATTCATACCTACACCCACAATGGTGACGTGGTGCTCGATAACACAATGGGTTCCGGTACGACTGGTGTTGCCGCAGTAAATACTGGTCGTCAATTTATCGGCATTGAACGTGACCCCGAGTATTACGGGATCGCGTGCGGGAGAGTGTTCGCTTAACCCACGCTGCGCAATGTAGCCTCGGCACTGTTCGAGGCTTTTTCACGTCTGAGCTGTTCACGTAGGATCTCCTCACGCAATGCAGACTCTCGCGCCTCCTGACGCATTTTGCGTACGTGCATCACGATGAGGGTTATTGATAGGATGATACCGACAACGGTGGCAAGTTTACCGATCTCGCTCGGGATCAGGTTCAACCACGTCGACAGGCCGGTCGCTGTCGTACTGCCCGCTACCACGTAGCTTGGACCGTGAGAGTCGAGAATATTCATACTTGCGGATCGCTCTGATGACTAATACGAAGGCTTGCACCAGCATCGCGCTTATGCCCAGGACGTAACCTGTCAGCTCCACCAATTCCCACATTTGAGCCTTCCTGATCCGCAAGAGCGATGACTACCCCGATGTACAGGGCGATAAACAGCGCGTCGTAAATTGTCGAGGGTTGATACATCTCGTACATCGCCAACCCGACGACATTTAGAGACATAGATACTGCGCTGAGGATCATCAACCGTACTGCCAGCTTATCGATGGTAACGAAAAATGATAGCAGTATGATAGCAAGCGAATCAGTTAACGCAGCACCCATGTAATACCATTGGTCGCTGAGCAACCCGGCAATGAGCGCGAATAGAAGTGTGGGTGTAGCGAACAGGAACGCTGTTTTACGCCGTGCTGCCGACGGTTGACACCATGCAAAGATGCCTATCACGCACAGCAGCACGGAAACAATCATTTCTTGGTACGACCTTTACCGCCCGCATCACCGGTACCGGTGCTGGTCGATGCGGGTTTACTGCGTCCTACACCACCAGCATCTTTAGACGGTTTCTTGTCGGCTACTTTAGGTTTCATGGGTGACTTCCAGTATGATAAGTGCTTGACATTCTATAGACGAGGGGCCGGTTATGCAATTAATCCCACAATGGCGGGTCTGGTACAAACGCTGGAGTACGTGGTTACTCATCGTACTGGGTGGCATCAACCTGAACGATGTGATGCAGTGGTTACCATCCATGCAGCAGTATATGGATCCAAACGTGTATCGCTACACGATGATCGGTCTGTCTATGGCGACGTTCGTGGCTATTCAGGTTCGTCAACATTCCGTATCGGGGCCGAAGGTATGAGTACGCCACGCGGGGTACGGAATAACAACCCGGGGAACATCGACTACAACCGCGCCAATAAGTGGCAAGGTCAGATGCCGCCGAACGACGCCCTTGAGAAACGTTTCGCCCGGTTCGATTCTCCCGAGAATGGTATCCGCGCACTCTGCAAACTGTTGCAGACGTATCAGACCAAACATGGTTTGAAGACCGTGAAAGCGATCATCAGCCGTTGGGCACCCTCAGTCGAGAACGATACGAGCGCTTATGTGCATGCGGTCGAGCAGAAGACTGGTACGACCCCTGGCGTCGATGTGAATTTGAAAGACCCCGTGGTTTTGGCGGGTTTCGTCAAAGCGATCATCCACCACGAGAACGCAGGGTATGAGTATCCCGAGTCAGTGATTCGTGAGGGTGTGCGGAGGGCGCTCGTATGAGCCTGACAGCGATCCTACTATCCATCGGCGCCGCCATTGTAGCATTACTCGGCGCACTCGCTGGACACCGCATCGGTAAATCCGCAGGCGTCACCCAGGGCGTCGAACAGGCGTCACAAACCCAACAAGTCGAACAGGCTCAAGCGACGGTCAAGGCCGTCAAGGAACGTGCACATGTTGAAGTCACAATGGCTGCTGATTCTGATGCTGAGCTTGATGCAAGGCTGTCAAAGCACAATCGTGCCGATTGATACGGCGTGTAGCTGGGTGAAACCGATCACCACGTCGGTGGCGGATCGGAAAGTTATGAGTCGCCAGCTCAAGGAACAAGTGGCGACTCATAACGATTTATACGATGTCCGGTGCGGTAGCTGAAACCGTGAGGTCCATGCCTTCGACTGGCTGTGTTGGCCACACAACATCAGGCGGCCAGCCTTCCTGCGTGGTTACTCGGCCAAGATAGATGGCGTAGCGCTTCCACTCAAGGAGTTGCGCCTGCCTGATCGGAAGTTCAGCAACCTCGGCTGGCGTCGCCTCTTCAAGCTCGATGGCGTCATTCAGCACGCCGATGCGATTAATCAGCGCTGACTTTTGCGCCGTCGCTAGCTGCTTCAAGCCTTGCAGTTTTGCGCTCTGGCTTGCCAGAATCTCGGCAGGGGTTGGCGGCGGGACTTCAGGCGCTGGTGGCGGAACAAACACGCCGTCAGAATACGACCAGCCAACACCGGCCACGTCAGTTTGAACGGCCAGATACCCATCCGGAACAGTCCAGCCAACACCAGTATCTTCTGTATATTCGACGCCGTCCCACACGATCACATTTTCAACAATCCATGTCGCAGTATTTATTACTGCCCAATTCTGAACGATGGCCATTTATGCAAACTCCTCAATGATCAGAACGCCAGCCGTGCCAGCGGCACCGGTACGCGCAGCAAAACTGGAAGGCGTAACAGCC